TATCATCTGAAACTGGTGCTTTAAGTCAATCAGAAAGTACTTTTGATCAGATTTCAATGACACCTAAAACACTTGGTACATTATCTAAGTACTCTCGAAATATGTTGATTCAAGCCACTCCTGGTGTGGAAGATTTAGTACGTAGAGATATTTCCGAAGGGATTAACGTAGGAATTGATTTAGGAATCTTAAACGGTACTGGTAGTTCTGGCCAGCCCACCGGCCTGCTCCAAACTTCAGGTATTGGTTCTGTTGCGATTGGCACGAATGGCGGCGCAATTACAGTAGAAGCATTAGTAGATCTTGAAACAGCGATTATGGAAGATAATGCTGGTGTTAATGCCGATAATATTGCTTACGTTACTAACGCTAAAGTAATTGGTGCATTAAAGAAATTAAGAGCAGGTGGGTCTAGTTCTACTGATGGTGCATTCTTAGTTAATACTGATCTTACAGCGATTGGGAGAGGCGGTACACCATTAAATGTAAATGGTTATCCTTTAGCGATGACAAACCAAGTGCCTTCTAACCTTACAAAAGGTAGTACTAGTGGTGAGTGTTCTGCTGTCCTTATGGGTGACTTTTCACAGGCAATATTAGGATTCTTTGGATCTGGTATTGAAATAACTGTTGGTGAAGATTCCGACGACTTCGCTAAAAACTTAACATCAGTTAAGGGTGTAGTTGCTTTTGATGTTGCTGTTAGACATGCTCAATCATTTGCAGCGATCTTAGACGTAACCACATAAATAGTTTAATATAGGGGGTATTACACCCCCTTTTTTTTATGAAAATTAAGTGTCTCAAAAATGTTTGTGCAAGTGGTGTTGGTCTAGAGGCTGGCAAAACTTATGATATCTCTACAACTGATGCAAATTTTTTAATAACTATTGGAAAAGCTGAAGAATATAAACAACCAACAAAACAAAAAAAATCTGAATCTAAAAAATAAATGCCTTTCACAGAAGATGCGACTACACAAGATGTTTATTTAGGTGATTTTGGTGTGACCTGTATAGCTGGTAGTAAAAGTGGATTAGGTGTATTAGAGCAACCAGATCAAATACTCGCAGGCGATATGCTAATAAGCACTGAATATGAACTAACAACACGTACAGCAATTTTTGGATCTTTAGTTACTGGAGATAGTATTACTGTTGATAGTATTTCATTTACAGTAAGAGATATAAAAAAAGAAAATGATGGTACATTTTGTAGATTAAGCTTATCTAAAAATTAATGACTACAAAAAGAGAAACAATATTAACAACGATAAGTTCAGTCTTAGTTGGTACAACAGGAGTTTCTGACCGTATTTTTAGAGCTAGACAAACAGCTTTTACAAGATCTGAAACGCCAAGCTTAATAATAGAACCACAAAGCGATACAGCAGAACAAAATACATCTTTACCAACACTTCATCATACTCTAACTGTGTCTATTAGTGTTTATGTGGTTAGCTCAACACCTCACCAAACAGCAGATCCAGTAGTAGAAAGCCTACATTCTAAACTTATGGCAGATTTATCTTTGAACGGAAATGCTATAGACATACAACCTTCTACGACGAATTTTCAATTTGTAGATTCTGATTTAGGTGGTTTAATCGTAGAATGTAATTACGAAATTATTTATCGTACAAATATTGACGATCTAAGTACTTAGTACTTACATAATTCTTATAAAGGTTTATTATATAAACATAGTGATCATTAGGTAAATGCCAAAACTTCATAGAAAAAGATCTTTATTAGCAAAAATAGAAAGTAGCTATGGAACTGACCCAACACCAACAGGATCATCAAATTATGTAGAAGTAGTTGATCTGGAAGTTGAACCACTAGCCAGTGATGAAGTAGAAATTGAAACTATTAGGCCTTATCCTGGTAATTATCCTAGATTATTGGCTAATACAAGAGTTAATCTAAGCTTTGGTGTTTATATGGTAGGTTCAGGAAGTGCGGGAACTGCGCCAAAATATGATCCTATACTTAAGGCATGTGGACTATCTGCTAATACAGTATCATCTACATCTGTGACGTATACGCCTTCTACATTAGCTTCACAAGATAGTTGCACATTTTTTATTAACTATGATGGCGTTAGGCATAAAATTACAGGTGCAAGAGGTACATTTTCGATAGTTTGCAATATTAACGAAATACCTCGCATAAACTTTGAAATGCAAGGCATATTTTCTACACCAACTGATACTGCCTTACCTACAGTTACAAAGTCATTACAACCTGATCCTGTGCTTTTCAAAAATGGAAATACATCTAGTTTTTCTATATTTGGTTTTTCAGCCGCTTTGCAATCATGGGAATTAGATTTTGCTAATGAAGTTATATACAGGGAACTCGTAGGCGGTACAAAAGAAGCACTTATTACAGACCGTAGGCCATCTGGAACAATGGTTGTAGAAGCTGTTGCATTATCAGATAAAAACTTTTTTACAACTGCTACAGGCACATCTACTGGTAGTAATACTTGGGTACATTCTGGCGGTGCTGGTAATATAGTCACTGTATCTTGTCCACAAACAGATTTAGGACAGCCAACTTATGAAGAGAGCGATGGAATTACAATGCTTAATCTTCCATTTTATGCGACTCCAACAGATGCAGGGCAAGATGAGTTTAGCCTAGCTTTTACGTAGTTGCACTTTAATATAAAAAAGTATACCCTAGAATATATTATATAAAATTTATGTTTATTTTAAAAAAAGAAGCAACCTTTACGCATCCTATTGTTTTTACAACACCTGCGGATGGTGGTCAACAAAAAGAAGAAACTTTTGACGCTGTATTTAAAATTATTCCACAATCTAGAATAAATGAAATAGCTTTACAGGCACAAAAAAAACAAAAAGAATTAAACGATGGTATATATGACGGCACTGACATTTCAGATTATTTAATTGCAGATGAAATTTTAGTTGGGTGGGATGGTATTACTGATGGAGACAAGCCTGTACCTTTTACTAAAGCTACAAAAAAACAAGTATTAGATATAGCAGGTTTATCTAATTTGCTTGTAACTATATATTTTGAAGAGGTTTCAAAACAAAAAATAAAAAACTAGAAGGGGCTGCGTTGTTTTGGTGCGGTGATCGTATTATTGATGAAACACATTTAGATGATGCAGTCCTATTTGGTAAAACTGTAGAAAAAAAGAACAAAGAAGAAGATTATTATATATTGCCTGATAATTGGCTAACAATGGAAATATTCATAATGGTTCAGACACAATGGCGTTTAGAACAAGGTGTAATTTTAGGTCTTGATTATAATGTATTAGAATGGATTTTTAAGCTGAAACAAAAAGATATAAAAAAACCTTTAGAATTATTTGCTGACTTACAGGTTTTAGAGGGTAAAATAGTAGAAACAATAAATAAAAAAAATAAATAATGGACTTAAGTACGTCATATACAATTAAAGCTAAGGTAGAAGGTCAAAATCAAATTGGAAAGTTAGAAACTGGTTTAAATAAATTAAAAGTATCTACTAACAAAACAGCTACAGCGATGAGTAAGCTTAAAACTGCGGCTGGTAATGCTTTTGGTGTTTTAAAAGGAATTGCACCTGTTTTAGGTGTCGCAGCTATTGGGAAAATGGTAAATGATACTTTACAGCTTGGTGATTCATTAGAAAAAATGAGTCAAAAAACAGGTGTTGCAGTACCAGTACTTGATAAGTTAAGACAAGCTGCGGATTTAGGAGGCACAGAATTTAAGACATTAAGTAGAGCATTTCCAACACTTGCTAAAAATATGCAAGATGCATCAGATGGAGTAGGTACTGCCAAGGAAGCTTTTGATAGGTTGGGTTTAGGTGTTACTAATGCAGATGGTTCACTAAAATCATTAGACACAATGTTTTTCGAAATTACTGACAAGATAAAAAATATGAATAATAGAACATTAGCTGCTGCTAACGCTTCCGAAATATTTGGTACTGGTATGGGTGCAAAATTAATACCAATAATGAACCAAGGAAGTGAAGCAATAGAAGCATTAAAAACAAGTTTTGATCAGGAATTAGCAGAAAGAATGGCTACATTTAATGACAGCGTTAGCCAATTAGGAGAAAGATTTAAGATTTTAAGAACTGAGTTAACAAAATTATTATTAGAAGCTTTAGAAAAAATTGTTGAAGTTTTAACTGATCTAGTAGATAGATTTTTAGAACTACCTGAACCAGTACAAAAAACTATTGGTGTTGTAGTTTTATTAGGAAGTGCATTAGCTATTGTTGCACCAGCAGCATTTACTTTGGTAACAGCCCTTGCTGCGCTTGTTGTTTCTTTTAAAATAATTGCAAAAATTAAAATTGCCACAGTATTAGCTGGAATAGTTGCTAAATTCGCTTTGTTAAAGGCAGGAGTAATTGCTGGGGCTGCTGCATTTGCTCCTTTTCTACCTGGTGCTTTAATTAGTGCTGCAATTATAGGCTTAGGAGTTTTAATATTTAAATTT